CCGAGTGCTTGGAATAGCGCATTTAAAGTTGTAGAAGTTGGGGCAAAAGGTGGTGCGCTATTTACTCAAACATCCCAATACAACGTAATTGTTTCGTCAAATGCGTACTATGACTCGGTTGGTTGGAAATACGGGAATGCTGCTGCCGCAACATATTACGACCAAAATGCTGGCGCACATAAATGGTACATTTCCACCGACCTGACGCCCACCGCAGGCGACCCCATCAGCTTCAGTCAGGCGATGACGCTGGATGCGCCTGCTACGCCAAGACTTTTAATTGGGACAACAACGGCGGGGGCTGGTAATAATAGCAACACTAATTTGACAGTTGCTGGCGGAGCCACTGTTTATCAATCAGTGCTTGCTAGTGGAGGCCAAGAACTTTATTTAATAGCGCAATCTGGGCTTACTGGCGTTTACGCTCGCAGCAATGACCCGCTTCTGTTCGGCACCAACAACACCGAACGCGCCCGTATCAAGTCAACAGGACAATTCCGATTTGTGCCGTTAGCTGCTGATCCTGCTGGAGCAGAAGCAGGTGATGTTTACTACAACTCTGGAACAAACAAACTCCGTCTGTATGACGGCACATCTTGGGTTGACCTCAACTAAGGAAACTAACATGACCCCAGTCTGGACAATCTCTCAACTTGACCGCCGTACCTCAGACAATTACGTCACAACAGCCCACTGGTCTTGCTCCGCACAAGACGGTGACTATTCCGGTCGCGTGTACTCCACCTGCTCATGGCCCGATGGTCAGCCGGTGATCCCCTACGCAGACCTGACGCAAGAAGAAGTGCTGGGCTGGATCTGGGAGTCGGGTGTTGACAAGGAAGCAACCGAGGCGGCTGTCGCGGCTCAGATCGAGGCGCAGAAGAACCCGGTGAGCGCAACGGGAGTGCCCTGGTGATGCAAGAGTTCACGATCAAGATCACGGTCGAAGAAGCCAACATCATTGCGATGGGGCTGGGCAAGCTACCGCTGGAAGTGTCTGTTGCGATCTGGCAGAAGTTGCGCGCTCAGGTCGAGCAGCAGGTGCAGCCGCCCGCAGAATCTGCTTGACAGCCGACCGAAATACTGTATAAATCTACACCGTACTGGTGCGGTTCACCAGGTGCTCGCCAGAGTGGAAAATGGAAAACAATCTCACAGCGGATTCAACCCCCGCGCCGGCAGCCCCCGAGACGGCCTCGGACCAACTGCCTGAGCAGCCTACCCAAGCGGCTGCCGAACCTGATACGCCGGCCAAGACGTTCACTCAAGAAGAGCTGGACGAAATTGTACGCAAGAGGCTTGCGAAAGAGCAGCGACGATGGGAGCGCCAAACGCGCCAGCAGCCCCAGACTCCGTCGGTGCCTCAAGATGTTCCGCCTGCTGACCAGTTCGAGTCCGTCGACGCCTACGCGCAAGCGCTGGCTGAGAAGAAGGCTCAAGAACTGATCCAGCAACGCGATCTTGAGCGCCAACAGTCTCAACTGCTGGAAGGGTATGCGGAGCGTGAAGAAGCGGCCCGGGACAAGTATGAAGACTTTGAACAAGTCGTCTACAACCCGAGTCTGCGTATTACGACCGTGATGGCGCAAACGATCCAAGCGTCTGACATGGGGCCGGACATCGCGTATCACCTCGGTGCCAACCCCAAAGAAGCCAACCGGATCGCTCAACTGCCGCCGTTCTTGCAGGCCAAAGAGATCGGGAAGATCGAAGCCAAACTGGCCGACAATCCGCCCGTTGTTCGCAAACCAACCAAAGCGCCTGATCCGATCGCGCCTGTGTCTTCAAACCGTTCGACCGCACCGAAATTCGATACGACCGACCCCCGGTCTGTTAAAGAAATGTCGGTGTCGGACTGGATTGAAGCTGAACGGCAGCGCCAGATCAGGAAAATGCAAGCTCGACTCAGTCAATGATTTCGTAGTTGGGAAAGTTCTCAGAAAGACATCTCTTTCGGACTGTAAACCTGTGAACACCAGTTGCTTTACTTGCCGCCGCGAACGACCTGTACTCGACTCCGTCGATGCGACAGGCCGTGTTGCGAACGTGATTCAAGCTGCGTTGCTCCCGAGATTCTTCGGTGTGCTTCGCCCGCTTGAAGTACGGTCGCTTGCGACCAAGCAAAGCGGCTCGCTGCTTGGCTTTGGTCTCTTCCGAAGTGACCGACCCAAGTCTAACTTGCCGAATTTTTTCTCTGGTTTCGGGTGTTCGTTCGTACCGACCCGCTTGCTGAAGAATATCTGCATGCCTTTCCGACATGTGTTCGCGCGGTGTCAGGCATTCAAGATTTTCAGCTCGGTTGTCGGTTTTGTTGCCGTTAATGTGATGAACTTGTTTGCTAGGTTCAAAAGAATTCAGCCAACAAGCCGCTACAGCACGATGCATCAAACAGTTCCTCCCCATCGTGGCGTATCCATCTTTGCGAACGACAGGGGTGTAGGGGTGAAGCTTTCTGAGAACTTTTCCGCACCGCGAGACGGCAAAAAGATGGTTGAAAAATCGATACTCGATTCCGTCAACTGTCACGCTTATCATGGTCGCTCCAATGGAGTAGCTATGGAATCTCGACTATATCACATTTTTAGCCAAAGGAGCTAACGTGTCAAATTCACTTCTCACGATTGACATGATCACGAGGAAAATTCTCGAAATTCTCGAGAACAACCTTGTGATCACCCGTACTGTAAATCGGCAGTACGACTCGAGCTTCGCCCAAGAAGGTGCGAAGATTGGTTCAACTCTCCGTATCCGTCTGCCGGACCGCGCTCTGGTGACTGATGGTGCGGCGCTGCAAGTGCAGGATGACAACGAGCAGTTCACCACGCTGACCGTTGCCAGCCAGAAGCACATCGGCGTCAACTTCACCACCGCCGAACTGACGATGCAGTTGGACGACTTCGCTGAGCGGGTTCTCAAGCCCCGGATCAGCCAGTTGGCCTCCAGCATCGACGCTGACGTGGCGAACTCGTTCCAGAACATCTTCCAGTCGGTTGGCACGCCTGGCACCACTCCTGGTACCAGCTTGGTGCTGTTGCAAGCTCAACAGAAGCTGAACGAAGCGGCTGCGGTCATGTCGCCTCGCTACGCGACCGTCAACCCGGCGGCCAACGCGGCGCTGGTTGAGGGCATGAAGGGCTTGTTCAACCCCGTGTCGACGATCAGCAAGCAGTTTAAGTCTGGTCTGATGGGCGAAGGCATTCTGGGCTACGAAGAGCTCAACATGAGCCAGTCGATCAAGCAGCACACGACCGGCACGCGTACTGGTTCGCACACGGTCACCACGACCGTGTCGAGCCAAGGCGCCACCAGCATCGCTATCACCGGCACCGGCTCGCAGACGATCAAGAAAGGTGACGTGTTCACCATCGCGAACGTCTATGCGGTCAACCCCCAGACCCGTGAGTCGACCGGCTCGCTCCAGCAGTTCGTTGCAACGGCCGACGCCACCGCAACGGGCGGCGCCTACACGGTGAGCGTGAGCCCGGCGATCTACACCGCCAGCCAAGCTTTGGCGACTGTAGACGCGTTCCCGCAGTCGGGCGCCGTGGTTACTTTCTTGGGAAGCGCCAGCACCCAGTACCCGCAGAACCTGATCTATCATCGCGACGCCATCACGTTCGCGACGGCCGATCTGGTGATGCCGCAGGGTGTCGACATGGCCAGCCGTCAAGTCCACAATGGCATCAGTCTGCGTGTCGTGCGTCAGTACGACATCAACAACGACCGTATGCCTTGCCGGGTTGACGTGCTCTACGGCTACTCGGTGATCCGTCCGCAGATGGCTGTGCGGATGTGGGGCTAAACAAAGGGGCTTCGGCCCCTTTCACCAAATTTTGAAAGGATTGAATCATGGCTCTTCCCAATGGTGCAGGCGGTTATCAACTCGGCGCAGGCAATCGTGCAGAAACCACGATGGGCTACGCTGCCGAGCCGCAGACCGCAACCTCCACAGCGACCCTGACTGCTGCTCAGATTCTGGGTGGTATGCTGGTGGCCAACCCCTCGACCTCTGCTGCGACCTACACGCTGCCGACCGCTGCTCTGATCGACGCGGCGCTGCCCAACGCTACTGTTGGCAGCACGTTTGATCTGAACCTGGTCAACATCGGTACGTCGAGCGGTGCCGTCACGCTAGCTACGGCGACTGGCCTCACCGATGGCGGCAACGCCTTCGTTGCGGTTGCTGTTACCTCGAGCGCAGCGTTCCGGTTCCGCAAGACCGCCGAGGGTGCTTACACGGTCTACAAGATCGCCTAAAGGAGTTACGTCATGTCCAATAACAAACCCGTTGGCGTGGCGTACTCCGACCCTGCTCTCACAGCGCTTTACCTCAACGCTCCGGTCACCAAGACCGCCAGCTTCACGCTGGGCGATGAGGAGAACTATGTGATCTGTAACGGTTCTGCTGCCAACGTCACGGTGACGTTGCCCAGCGGGGCCGACTACATCGGTCGGACCGTCACCATCAAAAACCTGTCGGGTACCTACACGGTGATCTCGGCGTCGTCTAACGTCAAGCCGTTGAACTCTGGCACGGCGGGCACGGCCATTCTGGCCGCCACCGCTGGCAAGTTTGCAACGCTGGTCTGTGAAGACGGCACCAACTGGGTCATCATGGCGGCTGCTTGATAACCAGCGGGGGCTTCGGCCCCCGCTCTACACCTATGCCACTCATCTACTTAAAGCACCCGGTCCACGGGGAAAAAATCGCATCGCTTGACCTTGAAGCCGAGCATGATGAAAAACACGGCTGGGAGCGGTATACTCCGGGCGAGCAACCGGCACCGGAGCCGGTAAACGAGCTGCGACCGCGCCGTCGCCGGGAGCAAAAGGATGCAGAGCTTCTATGACGTAATCCTGTCGCCCTTCAACACACCCGTTGCAGGGGCTCAGGTATTCGTTTACAAGGCTGACGGCACACTCGCGACACTCTACGATTCCAACGTCCCGCTGTCGACGACCGTCCTATCGAGTGACGGCACGTCCTACTACATCAGCGAGGATCTTCTTTCTCCGATCTCCAATCCGATTGTCACCGGCGCAGACGGCAAGTACCTGTTCTTTGCTGCCAACGGTGTCTACAGCATCATCATTGTTGCGGCAGGCTACGACAACAAGACGCTGTCGATTGAGCTTAATGACCCGTCGGTCAGCCCGTTTGTCCAGACGGTCAACATTCAAGAGTTCTCGACGGTCGGCACGTCCACTTGGACGAAACCCGCAGGTGCCAAGTTCGTTGAGGTGTTGATGTACGGTGGCGGCGGAGGGGGCGCCTGCGGCGGGCGTGACAGCACAGGTCTGGCCAGCGCGTACGGGGGTGGTGGGGGCTCGGCAAGCGCTCGGGCAGAATTGCGACTACCTGCCAGCGCGTTGAACGCAACAGAAACCGTTGTAGTAGCCGCAGGCGGGACAGGCGCTGCGGGCATTTCTTTTGACGATCAATTTGGATATCCTGGCAATACCGGCGGAACTTCGTCGTTTAAAACGTACTCATGTGTCGGAGGAGGCAACGGCAATGGCGATGGAGTGCTATCCATTACCGCCAACGCAATTGATGCCTATCGAGTGTCGACTACGGCGTACACCGCAGTTGGCGGTGCGTCGTCCACTAGTATCGGTTCCGAAGGCGGTAGAGGTGGTTTTCGAGGCGGTGGGGGCGGCGCCGGTGGCGGCTGGAACGCATCAGGCGGTTTTATTCGACCGGGCCGCGCAGGCGGCTTGGGCGGCGCAGCGCTGACGTCTAGTTTTCTTTTGGCCACCGGCGGTGGTGGAAACGCCGGCGCAGCTGGCGGTAATGGTGATCCCGGCCCAGACGCACCTTCTGGTTATTACGTTGGTGGCTCAGGTGGCGGCGGCGGCTCACAAGCCTTTCTTGCGGCCGGTAGTGGCGGCCAAGGCGGTTATCCCGGTGGTGGTGGGGGCGGCGGCGCGGCTGCGCGCGGTGCGTTCGATTCCGGCTCTGGTGGTGACGGTGGTGATGGTTACGTTCGAGTGGTGACCTACCTATGAAACAGTTTCTTTTACGCGCAGACGGCTCCATTCCGCCCGGCACCGACGTGGCGGCGCTCAAGAAGGCAGGGGTGCTCTTGGTCGTCCCGACACCCCGCCCGCGCCCCAGTCCGGGTATGATGGTGGTCGACGTGGATCCCGTGCAAGTTGACGGCATCTGGAGGCAGCAGTGGGCAGAAGTCCCCGTCCCCCCGCCTCCGGCGCCCGAGGAGTCAGTTGAATGACTGTTCTTACGCTTTCAGGCGCTGGCGTCACCGCCGGCGACATCATCAACGGGTCGCTGCGCCTTTTGGGTCAGCTTGCTGAAGGCGAGCAGCCGTCCAGCGACACGTCGGCAGACGCCTTGGTCGCCATGAACCAAATGCTGGACAGCTGGAGCACCGAGCGGCTGTCGGTGTTCTCGACTCGAGATGACGTCTTTACTTGGCCGGCCAATACAATCAGTCGAACATTCGGACCGACTGGTGACTTCGTCGGCACGCGACCGATCCTGCTGGACGATAGCACCTACTTCAAAGACACCCAGAGCGGTTTGTCCTACGACATCCTGTTCATCAACCAGGATCAATACAACGGCATCGCGCTCAAGACTGCTGGTAGCACCTACCCGCAAGTCATGTGGGTCAACATGACCTACCCGAACGTAGAAATGTACTTGTACCCGCGTCCGACCAAGGATCTAGAGTTTCATTTGGTGTCGGTTCGCGAGCTTTCACAACCGGCTACGCTTAACACCACGCTGAACTTTCCGCCAGGCTACCTGCGAGCGTTCCGCTACTGCTTGGCGTGCGAGCTCGCGCCTGAGTTTGGCGTCGAACCCACACCTCAAGTCCAGCGAATCGCGATGGTGTCCAAGCGCAACATCAAGCGGATCAACAATCCTGACGATATTATGGCAATGCCATACAGTCTGGTGAATCGACGTCGTCAGCGGTTCAATATCTTTTCCGGCGGGTATTGATGAAGACCCCGATCCTCGGCGCCTCTTATGTCGCGCGCAGCATCAACGCTGCCAACGACCGTTGCGTCAACCTCTTCCCCGAGGTGGTCGCCGAGGGCGGTAAAGAGCCTGCCTTCTTGCAGCGCGCGCCAGGTCTGAAACCGATCACGCTGACGGTCAGCGGCTCGCCGGCTACCACACTCGACAACGGTCCGATCCGAGGGCTGCACGTCTATGGCGGGAAGCTCTACGTCGTCACGGTCGAATCGCCCGCTACGCTGCCGTACCCTGAAACAAAACTGTGGGAGGTCGACAGTACTTACGCCGCCACGCTGCGGGGCACCGTCAGCACAGACGTCGGCACAGGGCAAGTGACGATGGCCGACAACGGCACGCAGTTGTTTTTGGCTTGTGGGGACGCCTCGGGCACCAGCTACATCTACAACGCCAGCACGACCGCGTTCGCTGAGATCACCGACCCGGACTTCCCCGGCGCCTCCTCAGTAGGCTTCATTGACGGATACTTCGTATTCAGCGAACCTGATAGCCAGAAGTTATGGGTGACCGCACTGCTGGACGGCACCTCGGTCGATCCGCTGGACTTTGCAAGCGCAGAAGGCGCTCCAGACAACATTCTGTCGGTGCTGGTCAGTAACCGTGAGGTCTGGGTCTTTGGGACGTTTACGACTGAGGTCTGGTACAACGCAGGCGGCCCTGACTTCCCGCTCGAGCGGATCGCGGGTGCCTTTAACGAGTTGGGCTGCGCGGCGCAGTACTCGGTTCAAAAGCTCGCCAACAAGGTCTTCTGGCTAGGCCGGAACGCCCAAGGGCAGGGCATCGTCTACGTCTCAAACGGCTACATCGGCACGCGGATCAGCACGCACGCAATCGAATACGCCATCCAGTCTTACAGCCGCATGGATGACGCCATTTCGATGGTCTACCAACAGGACGGTCATCAGTTCTACATCCTGACGTTCCCGACCGCCGGAAAGACCTGGGTTTACGATCTTGCGACCGGACGCTGGCACGAGCGCGCGGGCTGGGTTGCGAGCGCCTTCACCCGGCACCGCGCCAACTGCATGGCCGGCTACAACGGCAAGATCATCGTGGGTGACTACTTGAACGGTAAGTTGTACGAACTTGACCTAGACACTTACGCAGACGACGGCGACACACAGCGCTGGCTGCGGACTTGGCGCGCGCTGCCAACGGGTCAAAACAACCTGAAGCGGACAGCACAACACAACTTGCAGCTCGACTGCGAGGCCGGCGTCGGGCTTGTGACCGGACAGGGGTCCGACCCTCAAGTGATGCTGCGCTGGTCAGACGACGGCGGTCACACTTGGTCGAACGAGCACTGGCGCTCGATGGGCAAGATCGGTGAGACAGGCCAGCGCGTGATCTGGCGCCGACTTGGCATGACCGAGCGCTTGCGCGACCGGGTGTATGAGCTCAGCGGGACAGACCCGGTGAAGATCGCTATCATGGGCGCTGAACTGAGTGTGAGCGCGACCAATGCCTAACCCGCAACCGTTTAGGATACCGGCACAACGGGTGCCCTTGCTCGAAGAGGGCGAGTCCGACATCATGTCGAGAGAGTGGTATCGGTTCTTTAATCGCAAGCCTCGGCATGGTTCGTTCTTTGACACCACTACGCAGACGGCTGCCGCGCCGGATACGGCTTATGCGGTGACGTACAACAACACGTCAACATCGTTTGGCATTAACCGTGGCACCCCTACTTCAAGAATTGTTGTACCGGACACGTCGACCTACAACTTTGAGTTTTCGCTGCAAGTCGACAAATCGTCCGGTTCTAACTCCCAGCTGTATGTTTGGCCGCGTATCAACGGTGTCGACGTACCAGACTCTGCCAGCCGAGTGCGGGTCAAAGACAACAACGACGAAAAAGTTGTGTCGTGGAATTTCATGCTGGATATGCAAGGTAACAGTTATTTTGAGCTTATGTGGGCGGTGTCCAACATCAACGTCACATTGGTTAGCGAAGCCGCTACCGCCTTTTGTCCGGCCGTCCCATCGGCCATCCTGACCGTTTTTGAGGTTTCGCTATGAGCGCCAACCTGTCCGCAGTCCCAAAGCTTCAATTCTTCGACAACAACGGCAATCCGCTGGTGGCAGGGAAACTGTACACCTACGCAGCCGGGACGACCACGCCGCTTGCCACCTACACGGACGCAACCGCGACCACGCCCAACACTAACCCCATCATTCTGGATTCGCGCGGCGAGGCGAACGTCTGGTTGACCGCCACCACCTACAAGTTTGTTTTGAAAGACGCGTCCGACGTTACGATCTGGACGGTTGACAACATTTCAAACTCACTCAGCCTGTCGCAGATCCTTGCGGCTAGCGGCTCGGCAGCGGCGCCGCCTTACACGTTTGCATCCGACACCGACACCGGCATCTACTTGGCTGCGGTAGGGCAGATCGGTATTACGGTGGCCAGCACGCCGGTGATCCGCGCCACCGACACCGTGATGACGTTTGGCCAGTCAGGCGGCTCCAACGACGTGGACGTCATCCACTACGGCGACACCACACAGACGGGCGACATTGGCCTGACCGGCGCGTTCGTGCAGACGGGCGACATGACGGTCAACGGCGCTGCGGTCTTCAACGAAGCGGGTGCTGACAAGGACTTCCGCGTTGAGGGCGATGGGAACGCAAACCTGCTGTTTGTTGACGCGTCGACTGACCGAGTCGGTATCAGCACCGCTACGCCGGCGTACTTGTTTGACGTTCGAGGGTCGCTTGGTGCGATGGCGCGGATTGGTGACGCGACGCGCGACTTGATATTTGGTAATGAACTCGCTACGGCATACATCGAAAGCACCAGCGCGTTTACGATCAAAACTGCGTCGTCGCCTCGAGTCTATGTGGCAACGACAGGACTGGTTGGCATCAACGAACTGAGTCCGCAACAGCAGTTGCACGTCACAATTCTGAGCGGCGTCACCAATTCCGTTTCGCAAGCCATGCGAATCGACAAGCAGATCAGCGGCACGCCTGGCGCTGGGGCAGGCGTCGGCATGGAGTTCGCCGTCGAGACGGCAGCGTCCAACACCGAGGTGGGCGCAACAATTGAGGCTGTGTCGACTGACGTCAGCGCCGGGTCGGAAGATTTTGATCTGTCGTTCAAGACGATGGCAGCAGGCGCCGCCGCAGCAGAGCGCTTGCGTGTCACGTCGACCAGTTTGCTTCAGTTTAATTCTGGCTATGGCTCAGTTGCCACCGCTTATGGCTGCCGGGCGTGGGTGAACTTTGACGGAACCGGTACACCGGCTGTGCGCGCAAGCGGTAACGTCAGCAGCATTACGGATGGCGGCACAGGTTTGTACACGGTTAACTTTAGCAGCGCGTTGCCGGATGCAAACTATAACGCGGTTGTATCAGCCTCCGGCGGAGGCGGAACATACGATAATGCAACTAGCGGTTTGTTTAGCTCTGGCGCAGGCGCCTTGGGCACCTATTCAACGACTGCTGTGCAAATTTGGTTTTCTTTGCTTACCAACGCTGCGACCGGAAACGACCGCGAAGTGGTCAACGTCGCAGTCTTCAGGTGACCTATGAACAAACGAATTATTTACCCGCAGGACAACGGCATCGTGGCGATCGTCATCCCAACGCCTGAGTACCTAGCCGAGCACACGATCGAAGATCTTGTGGCCAAGGTCGTGCCGGAAGGCAAGCCGCACCGTATCATCGACGCCTCGGACGTACCGACTGACCGGACGTTCAGAGACGCTTGGGAGTACACCGAATGATCACCATCAACTTCGAGAAGGCCCGCACCATCACGAAAGATCGGCTGCGTGCCGAGCGGGCTCCCCTTCTGGCGGCGCTTGATGTACAGTTCCAGCGTAATCTGGAGACGGGCGCCGACAACGCTGCGGTCGTCGCTGAGAAGCAGCGCCTGCGTGACCTGCCCGCCCTTGCAGACGCCTGCACGACGCTGGATGAACTCAAAGCCTTGAAGGCTTAAAGGACGCAAAAATGTCAATCCCATTAGCTATGTTAGGCGGCAGCGTTCTCAGTGGTCTGTTTGGCGCGCGATCGGCTCGCAAGGCTGCCCAAACCCAAGCTGACGCAACGCGCGAAGGCATTGCGGCGCAAGAGCGAATGTTCGAGCGCCAATTGGGTCTGCAAGAGCCGTTCCGCGAGGCGGGTCTTGAGGCGCAGAATATGCTGATGCAAGAGCTGCGAAACCCGCAGCAGTACCGCGCATCGGCAGGTCTGTCGCCGGCTGAGTTGGCTGCCGAGCAGTTTCAATACCAAGCTGATCCTGGCTACGCTTTCCGGCTGTCCGAAGGGCTGAAGGCGCTCGAGCGCAGCGCCGCCGCACGCGGCGGTCTGCTGTCAGGCGGCACGGGCAAGGCGCTCCAGCGCTACGGCCAAGACTTGGCTTCACAAGAGTACGGCAACGCCTTCCAGCGGTTCCAGGCCGATCGAGCGGCTCGAGCAGGGCTCGGCTCGATGGAGTACGGCCAGTTCGCTGGCGAGCGAAGCGCGCGCCTTCTGCCGCTGATGCAGCAGGTCCAAGCGGGCCAAGGGCTGACTTCTAACATCGCTGGCCAGATGGCGAACCTGGGCGGCGCACAGTCGGCCGCACTCGGCGCGATGGGCGCCTCGCAGGCCGCTGGCCAGATCGGTGCAGCGAACGCGCTGACGGGCGCGTTTGGCACGGGCGCTAATCTGTATATGCAGAACCAGTTGATGAACCGATACTTTGGCGGCGGTATGGATCCCGGCGTGACGCGAACGATGTACGCTGCACCGCCTACGATGCCGTTTAATGTTGCGGACTATTGATTATGGCAATCAACCAACTGATCGCAGCCGGGATTCAGCAGCCCCGGTTTGAGTCTCCGCTGAACATGATGGCTCAGTTGAGTCAGCTTGAGGCTGCGCGCGAAGGGAATCAGTTACGGCGTATGCAGGCGGAACAGTTGATGCGCCAGCGGGAACAGGAAAACGCGCTAGCTGGTATGTCGTACGCGGATTTGTCTGCCAGCCCTGAGATGGCGCTGCGGTTCGGCGCGCCTGGTCGGCAGATGTATGGAGAGTTGTTGAAGGGTCAGCGAGAGCGGAGGCAGGCGGAACAAGCGCAACGAGACGCTGAAGTTAAAGCTCTTGGAACGCTGCGATTTGCGTTGGCGGATGTCAACAGTCAAGAATCGTATGACCGCTGGCGCGATTTAGTCGGTAAAGTGGCGCCGAATTTAAAGTCGTCAATTCGACCGGAGTACGATCCAAATATCGTACAGATGTATCAGGTCGACGCAGACAAGCGTCTAGAGCTAGTGTCGCCAAAGTCCACTAAAGTAGATGTTGGCGATCGAGTTATCTTTCGAGATGACAACCCGAACAGCCCGACGTTTGGCCAAGAACTTGGTTCGTACAGCAAAGGCGCCGCGCCCGAGTCCGCCAGCCTGCTGGCTCAACGACAAGCGGCTACCGCAGCGTCGCAGGCAGCGGGGTTGGCATCTGGTGCGCGCTTGGCGCAAATTCAACAGCAGATGGGCGTCGCAGCACGAGCGGAAACAGCACCTAAACCCACGCAAGTGCAGCTTGGGGATAGAGTGGTGATTGTTGACCTCAACCCACAAAGCCCGACCTTCAACCAACAAGTGTCTACTTTAGAGACCGGCGCTCGTCCGTTGTCTCAGCTTGAACAGCAACGGGCTGAAGCCGCTATTGCCGCGTCTCAAGCCGCTGCGGGCGCCTCTCAAGCGCGGACCGCTGAACTTAACCAAAGGATGAAGATCGCTGACCAAGTCGCTACCGCACCAAAACCTGCTCGAGTTCAGTTGGGCGATAGAACGGTGACGGTGGACGACAATCCGCTCAGTCCAACATTCGGTCAGCAAATCTCCACTTTTGAAATGGGCGTGCGCCCTGCCGCAGCAAGGACACCTGAGCAAACAGCGCTTGACGAGGCGCGTGCCGAGCAGACTAGAGCCGCTACTGAACTTTCTAGAATTCGCGCTGCGACGGAGCGTATGCGGCAGCAGGGAACGTTGCCGGGTGACAAGCTCGCCCAAGAGCGAATTGCTAATGAACAGCGTCGACTCGACCAAGCAGAAAGAAACGCCAATCTTGCAGAGCGTAGAGTAAACTTAGCTGCCCAGCAGGCGGAACGCGCTGCGGATCCAAATTTTCAGTTTGCCATTTCAAACGCACGCGCTCGAGGGGCAGCGTCGGCTAAAAGCGATCGCGACGCACAGGACAATCTGCCGTCGGCGATTGCAGAAGCAAACCGTGCGGTGGCAAATCTTGACGCAATGGTCGGCCGTCCGGAAGTCAAGGACGCGTCGGGCAAAGTTGTGCAGGCAGCTACGCGCCCGCACCCTGGTTTTCAAAACGTCGTAGGCTTTACTTTCCTACCGGGCTTGCGTTTTGTACAGGGCACGCCCGCTGCCGATTTCTACGCACGGTTTCAACAGACGCAAGGACAGTCGTTTTTGCAGGCGTACGAAACGCTTAGAGGTGGCGGTCACATTTCAAACACCGAAGGCGACAAAGCGACTGCCGCAATCAGCCGAATGAGCATCGCGCAGAGCGAAAAAGAATTCATTACAGCCGCCCGCGAACTGCAAGAGATTGTGCGAACGGGCGCCGCCCGAGCGCAGAAAAGACTTGAGAGTATTGGCGCGGGTGCCGCTCCTGCTGCCGCTCCTGCTGCCGCTCCTGCTGCCGCTCCTGCTGCCGCTCCTGCTGCCGCTCCTGCTGCCGCTCCTGCTGCCGCTCCTGCTCAACGGCCGCCTGTCACCATTAAATCTGATGCTGAGTACAATTCTCTGCCGTCTGGAGCGTTGTTTATAGGGCCGGACGGTAAAACGCGGAGGAAGCCGTAATGGGATGGCGAGACGCCCCTGTTGTTGAGTCGTGGCAAAACGCTCCGGAAGCATCTGCTCCGGCATTTATGGCGGCTCCGGAAGTGCCCATGCCTGCGCCGGTTTCAGCAGATCAAATTCCGACATCTCGGGCGACCGCTCCTGAGCAACCTGCGTCTAAAGCACCTGCGTGGGCGCAAGAATACCCAAACCTGTATAAAGGTCTGGTCGCAACGCGGCAAATGGTCGGCCCAACACTTGAAATGCTGGGCGGCATCGGCGGCGCCGCTGTGGGAACCGTCGGGGCGCCAGGTCTCGGGACGTTAGCGGGCGCAGGCGCCGGCTACGCTGGCGCTCGCCAAATTCTGCGACTGGCGGATACTTATCTTGGCACGCAGCCTGCCATGACGCCTGACGAAGCCCTTAAGCAGGCGACGTTTGACATTGCTGCGGGCGGTGCAATGGAGGCTGGCGGGCGCGTGGTCGGCCAAGCAGTCAGCGCAGGTCTTGGGCGCCTTGCCGATGCTCGACAGATCCCGCAACAGCGGGCGGCGGCTTTGGCTCGAGAAGCGCTAGGCGAGAATCTAGACGCCGCTCAGTTGGCTTTGCGCTCCGCACCGCCGGGTTCTACTGCTCAACAGGCGCTTGCCGGGTCTGACGACCTTTACATCCCGACCACGCAGGCGCTGTTACAGCGCGCAGCAGCCAGAGCACCGGAGCAGTTTGGCCCGGTCACCGGTCCACAAGCGGGCATCACACCTGTACAGCGTCGGGAAGCGATCAATCAACTAGCCGAACTGGCAGGTGGACGCACTCCTGTTGCTGCTCAGGCGGCGCGCGAAGCGGAAATTAACGCGCTCAACCAACAGCTCTTGCCGGAGCGCGATGTTGTTTTGGCAGGTATCAATGCTGACGAAGTAATCAGACAACGCTTGCAAGCTGAAGCGGCGCGGATGGGCGCAGCGGCCGGTCAAAAAGTACAGGATGTGCGCCGCTTTACGGCTGCGGGCGAACGTATTGGCGAGCGCGCTCGGACGCCGTACTCGCCTGATACCGGAGAGTTGATGCCCGGTCAGGTTGCTGGTCAGCCTCGAGTGCCGGGCCGCTACACTTACATGGGCGAGCTTGAGGGCGCGGCCGAAAAAGTCGCAACCTCTGCTGCTGAAGGATCGCTAGCGTTTGGCGAGGCCGGCCGGTTTGCACAACGTGCTTTGGACAGCATGGCTGCCCACGGTCTTCAACCGCTTAAAACAGAAGCGATTGAACGCCAGTTGCTAGGTGTGCTTCGCAACCCACGCTACGCGGCTAATTCCGACATCGAACAAATAATTCCTCGAGTTGTGCAAGACATCCGCAAGTGGACCAACGAGGGGGGCGTGATCGACGCATTTGCGTTAGATGCTATCCAACGCAATTCAGTTAACAGCGCGGTGCGCGATCTTCTCGGCGCCAAAATGACGCCGACCGCGCAGAAGGAGTTGACCGCAAGTTTGCTTACGGAGCTAAAGCCCGCTATTCGCGAGGCGATTGACAAAGCATCAGGAAGTTCTAACTACACAAAATACTTAGACGCCTACGCCAAAGGTCGTCAGGCTGTTGAGCAGCGCCAACTGTCGGCCGAAGCATTGGAGATGTTTGAGCGCAACCCAAAAGAATTTGTTGACTTGGTAACAGGTCGCAACCCAGAAAAAGTAAAAGAAATTTTTGGGCCTGGCAACTACGATCTGGTTAAGCAGATGAGCGAGTCGGCGATGAGCACGCTCGGCAAGATAGGCGAAACAGCAGGCCGCGCTGTGCGCGCTACCGAGCAAGCCGCTGCTGGGCGAGAGGCGTACAGCGAGCTGCTAAAAGATCATCTGGCAAAGATACGGGTGCCGTGGGGGTTGAGCGCATCCGGCGCCGCGCTGAACAAAGGCATTGACACGCTTGAAAAGAAGATTGCTCGCAAAACGTGGCAGCAGTTGACCAAAGCCGCTCAGACCGCCGAAAGTTTTGATGAACTGTTGCGAACGATTCCAGCGTTTGAGCGGACTAAAGTTTTGAAGATCATTCGCGATCCGGCGTCTTATGGTCTGGCTAAGGGCGCGACCGCGCGCGCCCTAGCGGAGCCGGTACTGAATGAGTTGGCGCCAGAATCCGAAAACCGAAACGCCCTGATGGGTGGAATGTAAGCAGGAGTCTTTTCGATGGGCAGCATTGACGAAGTTGAGGCACGTCTGATGACGCATGAAGAAGTTTGCGCAGTGAGATACGAGGGCATCAATGCCCGCCTGAAGCGCCTCGAGCAGATCCTGATCGGCAGCGCCGGGTTCATCATTGTGCTGTTGCTTGGCCTGGTGCTGAAGGTCTAACGTCATGCTTGATCCAGTCTCACTGCTGGCCACCGCGACTGCC